TAGACCACACGCGGAAGATCGCCACTGATGTCAGGACGGCTATGCTCAGTAGTATAAATCGACGGATCAATTGCATTTCTTATTATCCTAACGCTGTCATTGAATTTACTATAGTAATCTGCTATCGGCTTTGTGCTTGTAGTAATAACGTCTGCGCGCTTGGCCATTCTCTCGATAAGTGGCCACTCTTGGACCACGTCCGGGAAATAGCCATTCCACGGTTTTATGAAGAAGTGGTTGTCGTCTGTTTCGTATATGATTCCCTTGTTGTGGGATCGGCTCTCAAAGGCCGGCCAGGTCATCTCCGTGATCCCGTCGCGAAGATCCATCTTGTGTGGGTGGGACCTTATGACCTCACCGTCTTTACTCGCCAGCCCGCAAGTCGTGCACTTTGCAGAGCAGTTATAGTATCGGCGGAACATAATCACGTCCGCCCAGTCGATATCCTTTGTGTCGATCTTTAGCAGTCCCTTAGTCATTGCCTCATCCTGGCTCATTCCTGCAGCCAGTGGGTGAGAAACGAACTCGACCTTGTCGATATGCCGCATCTCAATCCCTAGCCTCTTAAGCTCTTCATCGAACATGTGGCCACGGAAATATGCGCAGGGGCCCTGCTCGGCAGTCCCCCAGACTAGGACCTTGACAGTATCAGCCATATCGGCTATCCTCCTATGGCTGGGTGTGGGGGGCCCCGACGGCAAACTTGCGGTACAACCGCCGGGGCCCCGCTCAGCTAACTATGCTGAGATTAGACAGAGACCGAAGCCTGTGTCTTCAGGATGCGATAGCGAGCGCCTGCCTCATCGAGGAGGAGCGTGCCGAAGCGCATCTTGTAACCGACCAACGCCTTCTGTGCGAGTGGGTCGGTGTGGTCGCCACCAGGAGCCACGAAGTAGCTCTGGAGGGTCTGCGAGTCACCGATGGTGTACGCATCTGGGCTTAGGAAGAGAGCGTTATAAACGTTCCCTGACGAAGCGCCAGCAGTTGCGTAAACCTTCGCGTCGGATGACACGATGAAGCGCACGCCAGCAAACTGCCCAATCTCATTCGTGAGAAGAGGGGTGTTGTTGACGTACTTGTGTGCCTCGATCCAGCCGTTGACGCTGGTGTCCGACACGAGGTCATACTCCTGCGCAGGGTGGATGATGCAGCGATACGTGCCATCAGCGAACTGAGGAACGTTTGCGCCCTTGAGTCGAGCAACCATTTGCTTAACGAACGCACCGCTGAGCACGCCCGCAGCAGCAACTGCGCTGTTGGCCGTGTTCTGCGTCAGGGTCGTTGCGCCGGTTGCGCCGAAAATTGCGCTTGTTACAGCATTCGAGTGAATGTTGTCGCGGACAAGGACGTCCATCGAGCGAGTCGCCTGATAGGCGATGCGCTCCGCGGCGATCCCGATGAGATCGTGCGGGTTATCGATCTGGGCCAGGTCCGTAACTGCGACGGTTGCACCGTACTGATCAGCCGTGAAGAACTCGCTTGAGATCGTCAGAGCTTGATCCGTTGGTGCTGTGCCTTCCGAAAGCGTCGTCGTAATGACGCCAAGGTCAGCGTAACGTGCATAGCGAAGGGTGTTTGTGCCCTTCACAAAACGCGCAGGGACATACATCCCTGGCATCGCGTGCACTGCACGTGCACGCAACTCCTCTTCAGCTCGCGCCGCAACAAGTTGCGTTACGAGATCAGAGAAGTTCGTAGTAGCGGTACTAGTTGTAGCCACTTTCTTACCTCAATCTTTACTCAAAGAATGGATTGCCAAGCTTGACCATCTCGTCGGCAATAGCCTTCGAGTCACGCTTGGTGTTAACTTTGGGTTCAGATCTCCGTGGGTTGTTAGGGTCAACTAGAGATGTCGTCTCCGCCTCACTTACAGCACGCGCATCGGCAATGAACTTCTCAAAGGCAGCAGCCCTCGAGTCTTCGTCTAATCCGGCAGTGTCCTGCAAAAGCTGATTGTAGAGAGGATATTCTCGTGCGAGCCTTTCCCTCTTTGCCTGTTCCCTGCTGGAGTCAATCTCGCCCTCTAGGGCCTTGATGCGAAGCTGGGCCTTCTCGTACTCCGAGAGGCTCTGCTCCTCGATCTGGGCCTTAAACTTTGCTAGATCTTCCAGCTGGCGCTTGGCGTCATCAAGCTCTTTCTTGGTAGCCGTTAGCGCCTGGTCCTTACCAGCAAGACGCTTCTTCCAAGTGGTAACGTCCTCAGCGCCCTGAGTGGGTTCCTCGGCCGCAGGCAAATTTTCCTGCACGTCAAGGTTGACCGACTCTGTGACGACTGGTGTCACGACTTCGTCCGTCATGCGTTCCTCCTATTTTTCCAGCTAGCAGCTTTGTGCTGCTATTAATCTGGCTCGTTAAAATCGACTTCTCCATCAAAGAAGTCCCAAGCCTCTGAAAATGCCCCAGAGACCTGTCCAAGGACACCGTATAGTCCCTGCTCGCCCGCCTGTTCAGCGACTTGCCTCCCGATATAGCCTACATCAAACTGAGCTGGCTCTCGATTCCCAGTTGGTGGCCTTTGAGATCGCTGGTACTGTGCGTATGAGCGATTCAGCCACCTTGGTGCGCCTGCGGAAATGTCTCCTGGAAGTCCAGGGAAAAGTTGCTTGAACAGGAAGACTGTGTCTGATTTGGTGGCAAACTTTCCAAGCTCAGGGTCCTGCTCGAACACAGTCGCAAGGTGGTCCTGTACTTCCCTTACAAATTCGTATCCAGCAAACGGCCTGGTCCGGTTGGTAAACGGGAACTTTACAAAAAGTGCCCTAGCGAACTCCGGAACAACCTTTCCTGCCATGTATGAGAGCGGGTAGAAGCCCAGGTATGGGTGGTTGAGGCTTCGCTCGAAAGCTGATCGCCTTGGGTTGTAGAAGTGAATCCTGTTGGCCACGTCGTTAGCGTCCCTGACGCACTCCTTAAATGCGCTAAGGAGGGCCTCTTCTGGGCCATGGATGTCTAGCAGTGAGTTAACGGACAATTCTACAATACGCATATCCTGGGAGTCAAGGCCTGCCCCAGAGCGAAGCTTAACAATGACCCTCTCCATGCCTGGGAAGTCCGCCCCATAGTTTCTGTGCTTGGCCAGTGAGGCCGCGATCTTCTCCTGGGAGAACCCGCGGAATCGCCCCTTGTCAGGCATTCCGTTGATTACACCCTCAAGTAGCTTGAAGTCTCCTGCGGTCTCTACGGAGAACTGATATGCCTCGTCAGATGCAGACTTTAGGCTTGCCAGGGCTGATGACGGATTGATATCGTCATTGAGGGCCTTGTTTATTGCCTTAGTGATCATTGTGGTATCATTACCGGCAGCTGCGGACTTGTCCACCAACGAGGTGAGCCTTGCCACTGACGCTCTGGCAGTTGCCATCTCTGCTGCGGTTCCTACCGGGAGAGCCGCAATCCTGTCAACCTCGTTCCGCAGCGCAGATGCAGCCTTCTCGGATCCTGGTCCGGCGAAGGCAAAGTTGCGCGGCTTTGCTGAGTCGATGACAGAGACTGGGTTTACCCATCCACGAGCAGACTCGTTTAGTAGCCGAACCATAGCAACCCTAGGGTTATTAGTTCCGTATGTTTTAGAGATTGCAACCCATTGCTGCGGGAACTTGTACTTTACACCATTGGCCATCTCCTCTAGTGCAAGGTTGAAAGTCATTTGCAGCTTGCGTTCCTGCTTCATCGGGTATGGGTTGAACGCAGTGTTGATTATCTCTCCGGGTCCGCGAGTAATAGCATTTCTTAGCTGTCCAATCAGGTTACGACCAGCTTCGCTCTGCATGAGCGTATGGGCCTGGCTCCCTTGAAGAAAAATAACGCTTTGTGCAATATCTAGGTCTGATGCCAGTGCCGAGTCACCAGTCCCAATTGACAGGGCGGCAACAGATGGATCTACCTGGGTCCCCTCCATGCTATTAGGATCTATGCGGTTGGAAAGCTTAAGCTTTTCGCCAAGTTTTGTTTCAACAAATGGAAGATTTCTGGCCCATCCATGCTTTGCCTGGTATTGAGGGCCAGTTAGCTGCCTCTGAATTCCACGCAAGTAGTTAAAGAATGGAGACTCAATGGCCTCTTGGATATAGAACAGCGGGTTAAGCTTGAACTTCATGTTCGGGTATATGAAGTCAGTAAGCACAGCCAAAGCCGGAATTGAAACTTTTGCTTTTCCCGTCGCAGCCTGGGCTGTTCCAACAACATCCTTACTGCCAGAATATATCTTCATTATAATTCTTGACGCAGAGCCTTTTCCGGCCCCGTCAACAACCTTCTGGAACGACGTCCCAAGAACGTCGCTCATGACGTCTCGAACCTCAGCCTCGTCAATGACAAGAGACCTGGGGGTTCTGCGCTTCTTCATTGCAAGTTCGTTGATCCTCTGAACTAGTCTTCGTGCCTGGATGATGCTACCGCCGTGTTCCGTAACGATACGAATTGCGTTGTCAAGTTGCTCTTGCTCAACTACCTTCGACGATATCGGGGTCAGCCATCGATCAGCAACGCGGCGAAGACCCGAGCGCTTGAACGTATCTACCCCAATATCGATGCCTTCTATTACGTCTTCTGTCGTGTCGACAAATGGCATTATCGGCTCGTCGACAAACTCTGCGCCATCGTCCGTAGCGCGGGCTACTCCTCTCCGAATTGTCCCCGATTCAGGAGAGAATCCAAGACTGTACTTTCCTGCGCTGAGAGCTTTTTCTACAGAGTTGCCAGCACCAGGTGCGATCTTGTTAAGCATGTTCTTTAGGGATGCGATCTCGTCTGCTCCGGCCTTGGTGACGAACTGCTTGCTTGCAGAAATCTCATCGAGGACTGCCTTTAGCTCGTCCCAGATGGACTTGTCAGAGCGACCTAGCACCAGGCCTAGATCAGGGAAATACCCAACGATGGCCTGAGCCAGCTCATCTTTCGTCGTGGCCGCCAGGATTGCAGGCTGTAGCTCGTCCGGAAGCTGGGCTGCCAGGGTCTGCTTTGCCTTCTTGGAATCCAGCTGATCAGCAAGCGACAGAATCGTTTCCAGGCGCTCCTGAGTAATTGAGTTTGCTCGAACAAGGTTCAGGCGTAGGAGCTTTGCCCCTTCCTCGGTTGCGAGGATAGCCTTAATCTCATCGAATGCTTTGACAGTCAGTGATGTCCCAATGATCTCTTCGAACTTGACCTTATCTCCGGCAGACGCCGCACGCATAGCTGCACGCAAAGACGCTGCGGTTGTGGCCTGTGATCCGTAGGCCGCTATCTCAGCCAACTGCACAAGTCTAGCCTTCTCTTGCTGTGTAGTTCCCAGCTTCCTGTAAAGTTCTCGTAGGATAGCCTGAGACTCACTAGATGCGCTTGGAACTAGTCCACCTAGTGTGGCAGATAGTGCGCCTCTGCCACCCACAGTTAGGGCGGCAGAGCCCTTCTCTATGAACAGGCTTTCAAGAACATCGTCGGACAGGTTCTCATAGCGTCGTGCGCCCTCACTGATAAATCCGGTAGACTCATCAATTGTGTCGGAAAGCTTCAGTCCGCCAAGCTGCTGTATCGTTTTGTAGTCTCCGCCAGCTGCAGCCCCGGCCCTGCCAGCCTCTGCCCTAGACCATGCATCTGCTTGCTCGCGAATGAACTGGCGCCTACCAGCATCGTCGAATCCCTTTACCCTAGCAAGTAGCTCAACTCCTCCTGCCGGGTCTGCGACAAGTCCTGCCGTGGCAAGTTCTCCAAGAATAACTTCATCGGACTTGCCCGCACTAGTGCCGTCAGATACCTTCTTAATTACTTGCTGGGCTCGGTACCTACCGACATTGCTTGAAGTTCTAGAGAACAGTCTGGACATGGAGAACACAGTTGTCTGTGTGAGTCCGCGTGCAAGCGACTTGGCAAAGTTAGATGCTAGATCTGATCTGCCGGCGCCGTCAAGACCCTCTATCACACCCTTGGGGACGTCCCCAAGCGAACGAAGCATTCCTATTACGACTGGGGTTCTTACAGCGTCAACAAGAGCTGAAAGCGGCTTCCCGACTTTACCTATGGTAGCGTCGTATAGCTCCCCGGCAATTCGCCATCGATTGAGGAAGTTCAGGTCGTCTTCCCCGATGTAGGACCCAACAACCTCCTTGCGGATATCCCCTGGGCGCTTTCCTAGCATTGACTCGTATTGAGGGTCCAGCACCTTCCCGGCCTTGGAGGCCTTGGCGATATCGTCTGCCTTCGAGAGTGCTACGTTCTCAAGCTTTGCAAGCTTCGATACGTGCCGTGCGGCAGAGATAGGTGCAAGCGGGTTAACGTAGTTAAGTGGATCCGACACAAGGGCAAATCCAAGATTGGCCGCAGTATTGTCGCTGAAGGCCCGGTTGCTGCTCACAAGATGCGAGACAATATCACCGAATCCATCCCCTCGGTTCATTCTGGCCTTTACGTCCTCTGGAAGCGGGCCGAAGATCTCACTTGCCCTGACCGCGGCAGAACCAGCCTGGACAACCTGGCCGGGGATAGACACTAGGTCTAGGCCAACCTTGGCCACGTCCTTTACCTGGGCAATTCCCTTGACTCCGACCTCGCCGAAAGCGCCAAGCCCGCCAGCTACTGCCTTGCCAACATCGCCAATTACAGGGACCTTAGATACCGCCTCGGCAATACCAACGCCGGCACCAACCACTCCCTGGAACAACCCACCGATTCCGCTAAATACGGTCTCAACCGGATTAGTTGGATCCAGGTTGACCCTAATCTTATCGGGCTCAGGGGCCTTCTGCCTTGGCAGGCTAGGCGGTACTGGCATGTTCATGCCGGACTGGCGCTGTCGGTTGCTCGATCCAAAGTAACCCATCAATCTACCTCGATGTTGCGGTGCTTGGCGAAATGTTGAGAGGCGCTCTTTCTCCGGCCCTGAAGTCAATCAAGGACTTCTCTACCTGTGCCGGTGTAAAGGATGGTCGGACTACCGATGCCTCGAATGATGGGGCAGCTCCTAGGCTGCTTCCAGTATACGAAGACCTTGCGGAATCCCCAGGGGTCATTTCGGATGGAGCAGACATCTGAGAATACCTGAAGAAGTAGTCGCTTTCTGTCTTTGCCATTACACGTAGACGTTCCTGCTCGGACTTAACTTTGCTAAGCTCTTCCAGCCTGGCTTGTCGAGGACCTTGTGAAGAAACTTTTGTGAAATCTGGCACAGCACCAAGGCCAGTGCTAAATGGATTTGGGGCAGGAGGTGCAGAAACAGCACGCTCGTAGTCTGCCGCAGCCTGGGCTCCTCTGTAACGTAGCTGGTCTAGTTCTGACTGGTCAACAGGTTGTCCTAGCGCCGCTCTGTTCTCGATGGCCTCTTGGCGTCGGAACAATTGGCTGCCAACGGCCTCCCGAATCATTTTGCCGCCATCTCCAGACATCAGCGCATCAAACTCTGCTCTACCGATTCCTAGCTCTCTAAGGGATTCCAGGTCATTCTTTACAGTGATCTGGCTTCCTCCCTCACGGCTAGTATTGTTTCCACCTACATCGATGCTGCCAATACCGAATAGGTCTGAAGTAGATCCGCCTATTGTAATATTTGCAGCTATACGGCTTGCCGTTTCGTTCCTTGACAGAGCTTTTCCAGGTCCGCCCGCAGTCCCGTCCCACACATCATTTGCGTATTGTGAAAAGGAACTGTTGGCCTGGAGTGCGGCTCCGGAAAACATATTTAGCTGTGTCCCGGGAACTACAGCAACAGAGAATTGATCAACACCATACTCTCCGTTTTCTGCACGGAATATATTGACTCCATTTGTAATTAGCCAGTTTTCCATAATATCCAGGTCTACCTTGTATCCGTCGTTGGTAATAAAATTCTCTTTTACGTTACCGTTGTCGTCAATGTCAAATATCACTTCCCCAACTGGCTTCCCGTTTTGGTCCCTAACTGCAGACTTTTGCTGCATTGCAAGGCTGTTCACTACAGTTCCGTCTGACAGCGTAGTGCTGTAGAAAAATGGAACACGGTTAGACGGGGCCTGATCGGTTACAATTACCTCTGGGGCGCCGAAATCATTAATAACTATAGTCGCGTATCCGGCTCCAGACCTAATCTTTTCGTCGTCTAAGTAGTCCTGGGCAATCTGATTAATCAGATCTGCCGGGGCTCCTGGGGCGAATAGCTCACCGGAGTAAAGCTCTGAAAGTCGTGTGACCTCGGTCGGGTTAAGCTCTGAAATCATGGTCTTACCGCCGAACTCATCGGGGAATGGTACTTCCCCGTTTAGAATGCTCATCACGGCAGAGCCAGCGGTTTCAGCAGCAGATCCTTCGCTAAGCCTTCGGGAGTGCGCCCGGTATGCGGCTACGTTCGCAGATGGATTTCCAAGGGCATTTGCGCTGTCATTGATTAGGTCAACTCCACTGTCTGTGGCACGCTCTACATCGTTGTACAGACCGGCAGGGCGAATAATCTCGTTATCCCAGCTGGTTGCAAGGTCTTTGAAGAAGGTTCTGTCAGATGCGTTTAGGTTCGGATCTCCGATTGCAAGCCTGAGCTCGTCCTTAGTATTGTATGCAAGGTCGTAGAGGGCGCTGCCGGTAAGAGGCTGGTCGCCAAGAGTTACTCCTGCACGAGCTGCTGCAGCCAGGATGACCCCCTGCTTCGTAGCATCAAGGCCAAAGAAAATCTTGACCCGTGGAAGAGACCCTGCCTCGTAAAACCTCTGGGCTTCCTCATTTGTTATTCGTCCTTCTCGCTGTGCCGCCTCAACGGCCTTCTCAAGCGCGTTAGACATGAGTCCAGCTCGACGGACAATTATCTTGTTTGCCTTGTCTCGAAGATCCTGTTTTGCATCGGCAGCAGCCTGCTTGGAGGCAGTTGCAAGATATGACTGGATGTTGCGGTATGTCTTAGAGTCCTTCGTTATTCCCATCTCTTCCGCTACCTTGAGCTGGCGTCGATAGAATGTCGAAAGGCTACCAGCGCTAGCGCTGCGGGCCTTCATGTCGTCGTGGACATCGTTGAAGTTAACAATGAACTCTTCGGACGTATACTTCATCTTTGTTGCTTCGTCGGGTGCGGCCGACTTAGACTCGCGAAGGAATCCAAGGTATGACTTCAGGTCTACCTTCTCTCCGAAGGCGTAGGTTCCATTATTGTATGCGTCTCCATATACGGAGAGTATCTTGTCTGCAGAGCTTACCCGGAACTCGGCAAGCTCGGCCGATAGACGGTCTCTCTCAGTGGTCCCCTCAGGGTACGCCTGGATCATCTGGTTATAGAACGCAACAACAGAGTCAACATTGACAGGTTCTCCGGCATAGGTAGACTCATAGTTAGCGTTTCGCATGTTGGCGTCAAACGCCGCCAGAAGAGCCGTCTTGCGCGAAGACTGCTGCTCTTTTAGGATATTGTAGATTAGGGTAGTGAGGTTCTGCGTGCCAGATGTGGCCCGGCGGAACCGTGCTCGTCGCTTAGTTCTGATTGCCATTATTCCTCACTCCCATTCTCGACTGGAAGCTCAAGCCCCATCGGGAGCTGAGCGCCCGGCTCGGCGTTCTCTGGGAGCGCCTCTGCCGGTGGATTTGCTGCGTTCTCGAACGCGTTGAGCCCTGCCCCGGCCGTTGCCGGCGGGTTCAGAGTCCTGAACGCGTTTAGTGATTGCTGTTGCGCCTGGAACTGCGACTGCGCTGCCTGCTCCTGAGCCTGTAGCTGCTGGGCCTGGATGCCCTGCTGCTGCAGCTGCTGGAACAGCTGGAGGAGGTTACCCATCGTCAGCACGGCTGCAGGATTGATGGTCGCATCAGTCTGCTCGTCGCGGATGATGTCAAGCTCGCCCTCTGGATCCTCAACACCAACCCGATCCATTGCGCGTTCAGCGCTCCAGATGCGGTTCTGTACGAGGTTGATGGCAGTCTGCGCCAGCTCGAGGGTATCTCGTGGCGTGAGCTCAGGTGGGATAACGTCGATGCGGTACTGCTCTTCAAAGATTTGGGCAATTGCCTTATCCTTAGATGACCAGACACGTCCGCATAGTGTCCACACGTCCTTCATCCACTGGTAGAATAGCTTGCGCTTTGGCGCAATTCGTGACTCATAGTTCGCAATGAGAGACGCAATGGCCTTGGATGATCCAAGGACGCTCGTTGGCGCAAGGCCAAGTAGCAGGTCGTTGAGTCCGGTGACCACTGCGATTTCCCGGTCGATACGCTTGTTGTAGTCTTCAATCTGGAACTGAGGAATGAACGGCTGCAGTGCTCGGAGCTCGTTTCCAGGCCCTGGGGCCGCAACCTTGTTAGGCTTTGGCAGGGCGTTAGGTGGCACCTCGTCAGGTGCTTCAGCACCGATGAGCTGCCACATCTGTCCGCCGACGACCGACTGGATCATCTGGGCCTGGTTGGTGATGCGCTCGTCCTTCTCGCGGAGAAGCTGCTCAACGTCGTAGAGCTCTGGCTTACCGTATGGGCTTCCAGGAACCTTGCCGTTCTGCACCATGATGTAAGGAATGCTGCCAGCATACTCTGGGTGTCGCGTGTGCTTAACCAGGGTGTTGCCAACGTAGATTGCATTCCAGACCATCGGCGGCTTGCCGGCAGACGTAGGAACCTTGTACCAATAGTCGTACACCTCTACCTGGAGCTGCTCGTAAACAGTCTCTCGGCGGAGTGGGTTTCGCTCGAACTGGTTCTGGTACACCGTGCCAAGCGGGTCGTCGTGCGTCCCGGAGGTCGAGTACCCAAACCACTTCTCTCCCTGCTTGACTGGGATGATGTCGATCCCGAAGTCTTCCTTGACTGCCTGTGGCGATAGGCCATAGCAGTACAGGGCCCAGTCTAGGCGGGTGTAGTCTGAGTTGCCGAACCCCATGTATAGGTTCTCTGGCTGCTCGATGATATTGACTGACGGCATGCGCAGGTTCGCGTCCCAGTAAACCTTAGCCGCCGTGTATCCGTATAGGCTCTTGGTAAGCGCAGCTGTCTCAAGCTTGAGGTCCATGTTCTGCTCGTGCCACCACGAGAAGAAGAGACGCTCTCGATTTGCAGCGTCCTCCCTGGCCTCCTCTGTAGGAGCTTCTGGGATGTAGTGGATGACCGGGGTCACCGCCTGGAGAGAAGAAGGGATGTTTACGTAGGCTGCGTGAACGTTAACTGATACGTGGGCGCGGCCTGCAAGCCGTGCGCTCGGGTCCTCCGCCCAGTGGTCAGCGCCGCCTAGCGTGATAGTGTCTGGATGGTACATCCTGTCGAAGCGACGGAAGATGCTGCGGAGTCGGTTCTGCTCCGGCTCCAGCTGCTGCTTTCGCGTGAGGATCTCTCCATACAGCTTGAACTCTTCGTGTTCCTCTGGGTTTACATCCTGCATCTCCAGAGACTTCTTCAACATTGTTACAGAATTTGACTGGGACTCTGTAAGCTTGTCCATTTGAAGAGGGGTGTAGTTCTTCTTTATTGGCGTCCCGCGGCCGCCCGATGACGAGTTTACCTTGGTAGGTGAAGTAGATATAGGGGATCCGCCAGAAATTCCGGAGTTGAGAACAGAGGATGGAGCTGGCGTCCTCGACTCTCCACGAACCTTAGCAGCTGACGCAATATTCTTTACGGCAATGCCAGCTTGTGGCATTCTTCCAGTCTCTACCTGTCCTCGAGAAAGTCTCTTTGCCTTGTCGATAGACTTTCCAATTTCTGCAACCTGGGAGGCAGGTGCTACCGCCGGGTCAGTTGTGTACTGCCCCGGTACTCCCTTGCCATCTACGAAA